CCATCGAGTCAACCGTCAGGACAACCATCAAGTCAACCCTCAAGTCAACCCTCAGGACAACCATCGTGTCAACCTTCAGGACAACCTTCAGGGCAACCTTCAGGACAACCCTCAGGACAACCATCAGGACAACCGTCAAGTCAACCATCCTGTCAACCTACAGGGCAACCTTCAAGACAACCATCGAGTCAACCTTCAGGACAACCATCGTGTCAACCTTCAGGACAACCATCGTGTCAACCTTCAGGACAACCTTCAGGGCAACCTTCAGGACAACCTTCAGGACAACCGTCAGGGCAACCTTCAGGACAACCTTCAGGACAACCGTCAAGTATACCTTCAGGACAACCATCGAGTCAACCTTCAGGACAACCATCGTGTCAACCGTCAGGACAACCGTCAGGACAACCGTCAGGACAACCGTCAGGACAACCGTCGAGTCAACCGTCAGGACAACCATCGGGACAACCGTCGGGACAACCATCAGGACAACCCTCAGGACAACCCTCGGGACAACCCTCAGCACAACCGTCAAATATACCATCTGGGCAACCGTCAAGTCAACCATCAAGTATACCGTCAAGTCAGCCGTCAAGTCAACCATCTAGTCAACCCTCAGCACAACCATCAAATATACCATCGTGTCAACCGACAAGTCAACCTTCAGGACAACCCTCAGGACAACCCTCAGGACAACCCTCTGCACAACCGTCAAGTATACCATCGGGACAACCATCAGGACAACCCTCAGGACAACCCTCGGGACAACCCTCAGCACAACCGTCAAATATACCATCTGGGCAACCGTCAAGTCAACCATCAAGTATACCGTCAAGTCAGCCGTCAAGTCAACCATCTAGTCAACCCTCTGCACAACCGTCAAGTATACCATCAAGTCAACCGACAAGTCAACCTTCAGGACAACCCTCGGGACAACCATCGGGACAACCATCGGGACAACCTTCAGGACAACCCTCGGGACAACCCTCAGGACAACCGTCAAGTATACCATCGGGACAACCCTCGGGACAACCTTCAGGACAACCCTCGGGACAACCCTCAGGACAACCCTCTGCACAACCGTCAAGTATACCATCAAGTCAACCAACAAGTCAACCTTCAGGACAACCCTCTGCACAACCGTCAAGTCAACCGACAAGTCAACCTTCAGGACAACCATCGGGACAACCATCGGGACAACCCTCTACACAACCGTCAAGTATACCATCGGGTCAACCGACAAGTCAACCGTCAAGTATACCCTCAGGACAACCGTCAAGTATACCATCTGGTAAACCCTCTGGTCAACCATCAAGTATACCGTCAAGTCAGCCGTCAAGTATACCATCAGGACAACCATTTAGTCAACCATCAGTTATTCCATCGGGTCAACCTACAGGAATTCCTTCATATATGCCCACGAATTCAACAATAATAATAGAAAGAACAAATAACCTTACTATGTATAGTAATATAGGATTATATGGTGGAATATTTATGATACTACTTTGTAGCTGTAGTATATGTTATTTTTATATAAAATATCTCAAACCACAAAAATTAATTTATCCTGATTTACAAACTATTAATAATCGAGAAAAATTATTATGTGTTAATAATCGATTTAAACATTGGGTCCCGATTCATCGTACTACAAATAGTGATACAAGTAGTGAAATTAGCAGTGAAGTTAGTAGTGAAATTAATAGTGAAATTAGTAGTGAAATTAGTAGTGAAATTAGTAGTGAAATTAGTAGTGATACAAGTAGTGATACAAGTAGTGAAATATGTAGTGACACAATTAGTGATAAAATACTACTAAGTCATATCAATAATATAAGACCATTTGTCTTTACTAATACACCTATCATAGAATACGATGTTGAAAAGAATGATACTAACCCCGAACTTTTAAATATAATTCCCTTTTTATGTGACAATAAAGGTGTACAATCTAAAGAACTTGATATAAAGAGTAAAAAAAAAATATATCAAATGATTTGTAATAATAAATATACAATGGATGATGTTTTAAAACGGATAAATAATTATGATATGGATAATGATATGGATAATGATATCATGTATGACAGTCGTGATATAGAAATGTTAACAAATATATACATGGATAATTAAAAATAAAAACAATGTTTAAATAGTAGGTACAAACTCCCAATTTAGTTCGCCACATATTTTTTTCCAAATATCATCTTGTTCTATTCTTTTTTCCCTATCTTTTAACATTGGAAAATAGGGTAAAAACTGTGTTTGGTCAAGCAATTCACATAATTTATAGACAGTATAGTAATAATTTAAAAAATTCACACGGTCATCCGGGCAAAATTTCGCATATGGTCCTTGTATTTCCATGAAAAGATTACACAAAGATTCCTCTAATTCTTGTGTCATTACAGGAGGTTTTATTCCTAACTTGTCTTTGATAAACGGAATATGTTCATAAAATTTATTATATCCTAGTTTTTTCAATATCTCTTTAGCTTTCTTATTATTCAATTGAGACAAGTCAATTCTTTCCTTGCGTATTTGATTTTTAATATTTTCTAATACTTCCTCTGGTATCTGTGTAGTTTCTTTTGCTTGAAATTGTGCTAATATTTCTCGAAAATGGTTAATTCGCTTATAAGCATAAAAGCATGCCTCTTTTGGAGGTTCTTTATAAGATGGTTTTTCATTTTCAACCAGATATTGTACATGTTTATGACAATGGTTACACACCATAATTCCTTCATGATCTATGGGTATCAATTCACCACGATGACATACTTGACAAATATCATTGTTGTATATATATTTACTCGTATCAATAAAAGATTCGTCCAAATTGGATAAGTACTTTAAAATATGTTCTTTATTTTCATTTTGTTTATTTGTTCCATTGGTAGAATCAATATTAAAAAAGGAATTTAACAGTTTGGTTTTATTATTATTCATAGAAACTTCCTTTTTATCTTCAAAATAATCAAATATATATTGATTATTATTCAAATAATAATCCTTCCTTTTCTTTTTTAATTGTTGGATATTAATTGTTAATTCTTGTATTTTATCATTTATTTCGAGTCGTTGTTCAATAGATAGTTCATTTGTTTCCAATAATTTACTTAGATGTTTTTTTTTACTGCGCAATTCAGGTAATAGGATATTTTTTTCGTGGTCAAATTCACGCTCTATTTCTTTATGTTTACTATCCAATGTAATAATACTTTTTTCATCCAATATAATTTTTTTATTTGTTTTATGTTTAAATGCAGGCATCTTTACCTTATACAAAAAATAACCGATTGTATTTAATACATTATTTTCGTATAAAACATATTGTGAGTTCAATTTTTATTAATGTTTTCTCTCTGTTTAACAAAAATGAATATCGTTTTTAATGATTTTAACATAGACAATATTAATTTTAGTAATATATATACCATGAAATATTTACATGACTATTTAGATAATGATTGGCATATTGTTAAAAAGAAAAACACATATGTTTTAAAAAAAAATTCAAACAAATTAATTGTAAAAGCAGATGTGAACCACGAATATCAAAGTATTTGCAACAATGAAAAAAACAATAGCAAAAATGTTATCACTACCAATGTGAATGATATTGAAGTTCCTTTGAAATATATATTATGTTTTTTATACAATACCTTGAATAATGGATGGACAGTGAAAAAAAAAAAGGATAATTATATTTTTTTTAAAAAACATGAAGGGAAAAAAGAATATATGGCTAATAATTATATATCTACATTTATCAAGGAACACTTTAATTACGATTTAATTAAATTAAATTAATGTAGTTATTGTATATATTCTCGTAAAAAAAAAATATTTAGCAATAATATAACCATGGGAGGTGGATTAATGCAACTCGTCGCTTACGGAGCCCAAGATGTCTATCTTACGGGTAATCCTCAAATTACTTTCTGGAAAGTCTCTTACAGACGCCACACAAATTTCGCAATGGAGTCCATTGAGCAAACATTCAACGGTCAAGCCGATTTCGGTCGCCGTGTCACATGTACCATCAGTAGAAACGGTGATCTTGCCTACCGTACCTACCTTCAAGTCACTCTTCCTGAGATCAACCAATACATGTCCAAGACTGGTACCGCTGCCGGTCCTGTCTATGCCCGTTGGTTAGATTTCCCCGGAGAGCAACTTATCTCTCAAGTTGAGGTTGAGATTGGTGGTCAACGTATTGACCGTCAATATGGTGACTGGATGCACATCTGGAACCAACTTACCCTTACATCCGAGCAACAACGCGGATACTACAAGATGGTTGGTAACACCACTCAACTTACATACATCACTGATCCTAGCTTCAGCGATGTTGATGGTCCTTGTGAGTCCAATGCTCCTCGTCAAGTGTGTGCTCCCCGTAACGCTCTTCCCGAGACCACCCTTTATGTTCCTCTTCAATTCTGGTACTGCCGTAACCCCGGACTTGCCCTTCCTTTAATCGCTCTTCAATACCACGAGGTCAAGATCAACCTTGACATCCGCCCTATCGATGAGTGCTTATGGGCTGTCAACGATATGACCACATGTGATTCTGGCACAGGTTCCGTCAAGGTCACCACTGCCTACAACCAATCCCTTGTTGCTGCTTCTCTTTATGTCGACTATGTCTTCCTTGACACCGACGAGCGTCGCAGAATGGCCCAAAACCCCCACGAGTACCTCATTGAGCAACTTCAATTCACTGGTGACGAGTCCGTCGGTTCCTCCAGTAACAAGATCAAGCTCAACTTTAACCACCCTGTTAAGGAGCTTGTCTGGGTTGTCCAACCTGATGAGAATGTTGACTACTGTGCTTCTTTAGAGTGCAAGAGCCACCTTTTCAAGACCCTTGGTGCCCAACCTTTCAACTACACTGATGCTATTGATGCTCTTCCCAACGCCATCCACTCTTTCGGTGGACCCACTGCTGTTATCTCTGGTGAATACATCGACGCTTCTGGTATCTTTGACGATGCTGGTGCTAATGATGTTACCGGTACCGCCTGGGATTACGCTACACCCAAGTTCAGTGGTACCGAGAACTCTGGTGTCTCTGATGCCGGAACATTCGTTCTT